GTTTGCAGTTGTTTCATTGCTCCGCTCAAGCAGCACCAGGAGGAATAACAGGCTTTTTTCCTGTTTTAAATAACCCAGCTTTAAGAGAGTTTAGAATAGATAATAACTTGGTATCAGGAACCATACCCTCTTTAAATAATATCCCCAATATTCAATTATTTTCATGTTTTCAAAATCGCTTAACTGGATCTATCCCAAATTTATCACAATTGACAAGTTTAAGAGCTTTTTGGGCTTATAATCAGGGGGGGGCAACTAAATTAACAAATTTTGATGGCGGTAGTGTTTCCAATACTTTAGGAGATTTTAGAGCAGATAGTAATCAATTATCTTCTACTGCGGTAAATTCAATCTTGGCGGCTTTTGTGGCGGCTGGCAGAACAACTGGAAATGCAACGGGAATAACTCCAGGTTTCTCACTCTGCACATTAAATTTAGGCGGAGCATCAACTACAAATTTTAGACCAACTGGTCAGGGGGTTAATGATGTACAAACCCTGAGGGATCGTGGTTGGATCGTTACAACAGGAACAAGAGTATGATTAAAATATATTCAAATCAAGAAAGGCCAGATGTGATTCCAATGGTAGATGGAATTGTAACATCTGAAACCGAATGGTGGATGATTTATGACGCAAATACATTACAAGTGCTTGTACCACCACTTCAATGCGCTGGTGGAACTTCTTGTGTATATACAATGGTTATAACCGACACGCGAGAAGAAATAGATCAGTATATCCAAGATAATGGTTTAATTCTTCCACCCGATCCATACAATTCTTTTACCGATAATATTGAATAACCTTTTCTGGTATATTTAAATATTCTCGATAAGATTTTAATATTCTGTTTGGGCAAAATTCCTGAACTTTTTTATATTTCCTATTGTCGTCGGGCCATTTGCCGTATTTATACAGGAAAGCATATTTATATATAATTGCATTTGCACTTTGGGCATACTTTTTATGGTCGAATAGTTTGTTATTTTTTATAATATTTGTGGCGCATTTTTCACAATTTATTTCTAGTTCCATTAAAGCTTCTAATTCTTTTTTATATTTTTGTGGTTTTGAAATAATTTGAGAATATGTTACATCGTAATCACAGAACTTATTCCATAATCGAGAATCATCTCTCCACTGTATAAAATGGCAATATTCATGTATTAAAACACCAAACCATTCATCTTCTGCTAAATTACCCTTGGCAACTTTAATAATTGGATCGTCATTTGAATCCATATAAAAAAGTCCAGAACATTTGCTCTTACCACCACAATAATTTCCTTTTAATAATATAATTCTACCATCAAGAGATTCGATATCTTCTTTGATGATATCGAACACCTTGGAATTGATTAAAGACGACATCAATGGTTATTTACACACATATATTTATAAAATGTTTATAGAAGAGATTTTAGAATTTTTTTGTGTAAACCTATAAAATACTAGTGTATGAAATATTTTTGCTCCAAATGTGGCAAGACCACTGAATATAATTTTGAACTTCCAAAATTCTGTGCTTTTTGCGGACAATCTTTTGCAAGCAAGTCATCTTCTCCTAAAGCAGAAGAAAAAGGAAATAAATTTTTAAATGAATTAAAATTAAAGAAAAATATAAACTCTGTAGAAATTGAAGAAGAGGAATCTTATATTTCAGAAAGTAATATTGATTTTAAAAAAGTAAAACCCAGTTTTAAAGTAGATGTTTATCAATCCAAAGGTGAATCTTTTGGTAGCTTGATAGATAATCCATCCGCGCCAATAGAATTTCAAAATCAACATAGTCCAGAAACAAAAACCAGGGAAGAAATTTTAGCCGAATTCCAAAGAGAAGCTGGCTCGTTAAGATCTGAATAATTTATATGCCACGAAAGAAAAAAGGCATTCCCAGACCTTCTTTTGAAGATTCTATAGATGTTATTAATTCTGAAATTCAAAAACGTAAACATCGTTGGCACCTTACCGCGATAGCTTGGATGGATTTTGAAGATGTGGCGCAAAGACTGCGGATACACATTTATAAAAAATGGGATAAATGGGATCCTGCGCGCCCCATGCGCCCTTGGCTAAACCAAGTCATTAATCACCAAATGACGAACATGTTAAGAAACCATTATTCTAATTTTTCGCGCCCGTGTTTAAAGTGTCCATTTAATACAGGAGAATATGGTTGTTCTATTTATGGATCACAAAACAATTCTTGCAAAGATTACGCCAAATGGGAGAAAAGTAAAAAATCCGCATATGATGTAAAATTTCCATTAAGTATACATAGTCCAAATCATGATAATCCCGAAACAACTTTAGAAAATGTTTTACATGATACTGAGAATTCCATGGATATAGAAAATTTAATGCCTCTTTTTCACGAAGTTATGAAAAAACATTTGAGTATAATTGAATGGAAAGTTTATGATTTTATGTTTTTACAGCACCTAGAAGAAGCCGAAGTCGCCAAGAAAATGGGGTATAAACTAAGTTTAAAAGAAGGGCGGCCAGCTTATAGACAGATTAGTAAAATTAAATCTAAAATTTTACAAAAAGCGCGCGAAGTTGTAAGGGAGGTTTTATAATGGAAGAAATTCTCACATTAGAGCAGCAAAATAGATTAAAGGAATTTTTGCAAAAAAATCCCGAAGCTACTCTTACAGAAATAACTGCTTACACATATAATAATGAAAATATAGATAGCCGCAGTAAAGAAGGGCGTATTCTAAAACAATATTTACTAGATAATAATATTGAATATAAAAATCGCTCTGTCTTTCAACGGGACCGTGTTTCGTTAACAAAAGAACATGAAGAATTTATAAAAAATAATTATAAAAATCAGCATTATCTAGACATGGCAAAAATTTTATTTAAAAATAATAATTTAACCCATCTGAGTCTCGAATCGCGCGAAGTTAACAAATACGTTAATAAACTCCAAAAGGCTGATCCTACATATTTGGATATGACAACTTATGTTCCTAAAGAATCAGAGACTTCAGCGCAAAGTCATATTGGAGAATATTTTCCACCGCGCCGTATGGATCAAACTTTATACAGAATTAATAAGTATCTTAATTTAGGATGGGAAGACAAGAAATTAAAAGCAGTTCAGACTAAACAGGTTGAAATGTTACAAAGGTATTTAAATACTTTTAGTTTTTGTTATCAAATTAATACTTATCGTCGTGAAGATGATCGTAAATTATTTGAAGATGCTTTTATTCGTTATACTTATGATAAAGAAGATTTAACACAAGAAGAGTTAGATCAATTTATTACTCTTTGCACAGAGGTTGTTACGGCTTCTACAATTTTACAACAAGTTGAGGATTTGCGTCAATTATTACGTCAAGCATCTGAAGAGGATGAGGGGCGGAATATTAAAATGAGTCTTAATGAAGCGATTAGTAGCTTACAGACTGAATACAACCAATGTCGTAATAGACAAAATAAATTATATAAATCACTTGTAGATGACCGTTCTAAAAAAATACAGGAACGTAAACAAGAAAATGCTAGTATTCTCAATCTAGTTCAAGCATGGAAAGACGAGGAGCGTCGTAAAAGTATTATTCATTTGGCAGAAGCACAAAAACAAAATCTTGAAGAAGAAGCTAAACGTTTATCATCTATGGACGAATTAAAAGCTGTTATCCGTGGAATTGATATAGATGAAATGGTTCATAGTTAATATAATATATTATGAATAAGAACAAAATATACTTAAAATGTAAAGTTTGTGGCGAAGAATTTAATTATTTTGCCGAACTACAAAAACATTTAAGAAATTATCATAAGCTTTCTTGTAAAACTTATTTTGAAACTTATTGGAAACGCATTGATCGTTTTGATGGTAAAAAATTAGAATATAAATCTTTTGATCAATACGTAACGTGTGATTTTGTTGATAAAAAAAACTATAAAAATTGGCTAAAGACTCTTTCAAAAGAAGAGTGTGCCGATTATTTTAAAAGTAAATTAGACCAATATTGTGATTTAAAGAGCTTAGAAACTGCCCCTGGTCAAGTCGAGGCTCAAAGTATTAATTGTTTGTTGCCAGTAAGTACGATGGAAATTTTTTCTGGAACTAATTATAATAATTTATGTAGAAAAGCTGGATTATATTCTAGATTTAATTATGAAATTCCAGACGAGATTCCTTGGACCCCAATTCCACAAATTATTGTAGACAGTCGTGAACAAAAGCCATTTAGTTTTGAAGAACATACTTTGATTGAATCTAAATTGGAGTATGGTGATTATTCCTTACATCCTAATAATAAATTAGCTGTTGAACGTAAAAGCTTAAGCGATTTGTATGGAACATTGAGCGGTGGCCGTGAGAGATTTGAGCGCGAAATTCAAAAAGCTAAAAAACTAGGGGGTTATATTGTAGTTGTTGTAGAATCAACGCTTAACAATATGATGTACCAAAAACAAAAATTTGGCAAAGCTTCTGGTGAATTTATTGCACATAATATGAGAAAATTATTACGTCAATATGATAATCTTCAATTTGTTTTTTGTGATGGGCGCGAAGAAGCAAAAGATAAAACATTACATATCCTAGGAATGAATGAAGAAGCATGTAAAATAGATTTACAATATTACTTTGATACAAAATGGCCCTTATTGTAGGAAATCAAAAAAAATCTAAACCATTAGCTAACGTTAATAAAGAGCTACTTAAACTAAAGGGCGATTTAACTGACGAAGAGGCCAGGGTTAGTCTTGCCAAGTTTCTAAGATATAATCTTGGTTTTACTACAGAGTTGTCAATGGGTTTAACATTAGAAGCTTATCAAGAATTAACACTCAATTCTTTTTTTAATAGAAATTATTGCATGCTAGTTTGGGGTCGTGGTGGAGCTAAAAGTTTTTGCGCTGCAATCTATTGTATTCTTAAATGTATGTTAGAGCCTGGAACTAAAATACTTATTGCGTCTATTAACTTTCGTACTAGCCGCCGTGTTTTTAATGAAATTGAAAAATTTTTAGCATCTCCAGGTGCTGCTTTAGCTCGACAATGTTTTGGTTTAAAAAGTAAACGAAATGACCAATATGAATGGCAAATTAATGGAGGTAGCATAACTGCGATTCCATTAACTGGAGAAAAAATTCGTGGTATTCGTGCTAACGTGCTTATTCTAGACGAGTTCCTACTTTTACCTCCAGATATTATTGATAATGTTCTTATTCCATTCTTAAGTTCGCCACGAGATGTTGGCGAAAGAATTCGTATTAGAAAATTAGAAGAAGAATTAATAAGAAAAGGATTATTACATCCCGATAATAGACATATATTTGAAAATACATCACAAATGTTATGTTTAAGTTCTGCAAGTTATACCTTCGAACATTTATTTCGTGTCTATCAACAATGGTCACATTTAATAGAACATCCAGAAGAACAAGAATCTAAAGAGGGCGAATTGCCTGGAACATACTTTGTTTCGCAATTAAGTTACGAAGCCTTACCTCAACATATGGTGGATCAGGGCGCAATTCAAGTAGCTAAAAGTGGCGGAAGTTCACATCATTCGTTCTTAAGAGAATACTGTGCGCGTTTTATTGATGGCGGCGATAGTTATTTTTCTCCTAAAAAAATGCATGAATGTACAATTCCAGATGGTGAATATCCAACCACTAAAGTTGTAGGAGATGTTGACAAAAAATATATTCTAGCAATTGACCCTAACTTTTCATCTTCTAAAGTTGCCGACTATTTCGCCATGAGTCTTATTGAACTTGACGAAGAAAAGAAGCAAGGGGTATTAGTTCATGGATACCAAGCTGCTGGATCATCTTTACAAGATCACATCAAATATTTTTATTATTTATATAAAAACTTTAATATTGCTTTAATTATTATTGACCATGCTGGCGCGGATACATTTATTGATGCAGTTAATAATTCTCAATTTTTTAAAGACATGAATCGTAAAATTGGATTTGTAGATTTTGAATCTGATAAAGAAAACGAGGATTATAGTAAAATGTTAAAAGATTGTGCTAGGCAATACAATAAAGATTTTGGAAGTATTTGTATTAAACAATATTTTACAAGTTTCTTCTTGGGTCGTGCAAACTCATATTTACAAACCTGTATTGACCATAAAAAGATCTGGTTTGCCTCGCGCGCGAGTAATCATCCCGATATTTTAGAGAATATTTTTACAATGAATTTACCGATGGAATATATTTACCCAAGGGGTATCGGAGACAAAGCTGACAATGAATTTGAAACTAAAAAGCTAACTGTGAGAGAATTTATAGAAGAACAGGATTTTATCGTTCAAGACACTAAAGATCAATGTGCCAATGTTGAAGTTACCACAACATCTAGAGGTACTCAGAGTTTTGACCTACCATCACATTTGAGAAAATCCACAAGTATAAACAGGGCTAGAAAAGATAACTATACTACTCTTATGTTAGGAAATTGGGGCGTTAAAGCTTATTTTGATATAATGGCTCCAGAAAATTTTGCAAAGAAGAATACGGAATTTGTTGCAGAATTAATCTAATAAAATATCAGATTTTAGTGTAATAAACTGTTATAATAATTTATGGCACGAAATATTAATAAAAATATTAAATTCCCAGAGCCGCAGGTAATTGAAGGATCTATTAAGTCAAAAGACACTATAGAAGTCAAAGCTAGTCGCGGAGAAGTGAATACATCAGTAAGAAGAAATAGAGCTTCTACAATTTCAAGAACTGATAAGTATGCGAATATTGAAGGTGGGGTTATTCCTTTTATTTATGGTGGTGGTTATGGAAAATATACCTCAAATATAAGTATTAAAGATACTATTATTTTGTGTCAAAAAGCTTATTACAATTTTTCTATTTTTAGAAATACTATTGATTTAATGACCGAATTTAGCTGTTCACCTATTTATTTTACTGGTGGGAATGAACAGTCTCGTAAATTTTTCCAAGCATGGGGTGATAGAGTAAATTTGTGGAAACTACAAGACATGTTTTTTAGAGAATTTTTCCGTAGTGGTAATGTATTTCTTTATAAATTAAATGCACAGTTTACAAAACAAGACATGCGCGTGCTTTCAGATTTAATTACTACAGAAGCCCGTGCTGGTGAAATTCCTGTTCGTTATATTATGTTGAATCCTGCTGATATTCAAGCACTTGGATCAGCTTCATTTATTACTCCTCAATATGTTAAAGTCTTAAATGATTTTGAAATGAAAGTTTTAACAAATCCTGATAATGAACAGGATAAACAATTAGCTGAAAAAGTTAAAAATTTAAAAGATTTAAAACAAACTGGCGGAATTACTCCAACAAATCAATATATGATTTTTGAATTAGAGCCAGAAAGATTTGTACCCGTTTTTTATAAAAAACAAGATTATGAACCATTTAGCGTACCAATGGGCTTCCCAGTTCTCGAAGATATTAACTGGAAGCAAGAACTTAAAAACATGGATATGGCAATCAGCCGTACCATACAGCAAGCAGTCCTGTTGGTTACAATGGGAAATGATGAAGTCGGTATGCCTACCAAAGAACAAATAGGAACATTAAGAAAAATTTTTGAAAATGAAAGTGTAGGTCGTATTTTAGTAACTGATTATACAACAAACATTAAATTTATTATTCCAGAAATTAGTAATATTTTAGATCCTAAAAAATATGAAGTTGTAGATCGTGACATTCGTTATGGTCTTAATAACGTTCTTTTTGGTGAAGAAAAATATGCTAATACAAATACTAAGATAGAAGTATTTCTTTCTAGACTTAAACATGCTCGTGAAACATTCATGCATGATTTTCTTTTACCAGAAATGAAAAAAATTGGTAAAAATCTCGGGTTTAAAAATTTGCCAGTAGCACGTTTTAAAGATGCTGATTTTAAAAATGATATGAACCTAACGAGAATTTATTCTCGTTTAATTGAGCTTGGAGTTCTTACTCCAGAAGAAGGTGTTACAGCAATTGAAACTGGTCGCTTACCATTACCAGAGGAAAGCGTTGAATCTCAAAAAGATTTCAAAAAATTGCAAGAAGAAGGTTTATATCAACCTTTATTGAATAAAGGTCAACAACAAGCTGCTGGTCGTCCTGCTGGAACTGGAACCCCACAAACAACTAAAGCACCAAGAACTGCTCCAAGTGTTCAAGCCGCAGAAGAAAAATCAAAAATTAATGCGGATCTTGTAGCAAAAAATCTAGTTAAATTTGATAATTTGGTTGAAGCTGTTGAAAACACATTAAAAGAAAAATATAGCCGTAAAAGATTATCAAAAGAACAAAAAGATATTATTCAAACAATTGCAGAAACGATTGCCACAAATGAAAAACCAAAAGATTGGTTAAATAAAATTAATGATTATATTAATGAACCAGTGCAATTAAATGTAAACATGGAACAAGTTAATAAGATTGCTGAAGAATATGGGTTAGACTATAAAACAGCAATTTTACTTTATCATAGTAAAATAGAATAATATGGCTAAAAGTTTAATCAGAAAAAATCAGTTGCATCCAGATGTCGGTGACTTAGTAAGTGGTTATGGATCTGGATATTTCGTCACATTTGATGACTTAGATTTTATTTTAGATAATTATCAACCGACTGTTGAGCTTACTGGTCAAAATGTTGTGTACACAACAGGCGATCAAATAATAAGTGGTCAAAAAACTTTTAATTCAAGACCTATTTTTAATGGGTCTGGTTTAGCAACTACTGGTGAATTAGGAGGCTCAACATCTTTTAACGGTAATCGCCAGATTACTGCTAATGTAGTTGGATTTAAAGACTTAATTCCTGGTGGTAATGATGTTGTTACTTTTTTAAATAATGTTTTTTATCCTTTTATTTCAGGATCCATTACTCTAAATAGTTTCCCAATACAAGAATTAGGAAAGCCTGTAGTATCAATAAATTTTGTTGGAACAATTACTACTGGAAGTTTAAGATTAAATCAATTTACAAATGTAGAAGGTTTTGTTAATGATGTTGGTCGTTTGCCATTATTAATACCAGTTGTTCAAAATTTTAGTTGGGGTGTTACTGTTAATTTAAATAATACTTCTAATAATGTTTATATAAAGGCAACTGGAGTAAACCAAGCAGGATCTCCAATTCAAATACAAAGTAATATTCAAAGTATTATATTTGAAGCCCCAACTTTTGCTGGTTCTGGAATAGATAATTTACAAAATAATCCAGCTAATATGAAAACTGTTCTTTCTGGACAAAATTTCCTTGGCGGTAATAATGGGAAAACAGTTATGCAGGAGCCATCTTCTTTTCAAGTTCAAGTTTATACAAATAATAGTTGGTTCTACATTGTATATCCAAGCGGATGGGGCGCTTTATCAAGAATTGCAAACCCCCAATTGGGCGACTTTAATATTAATACAGATTTTACTCAAGGTTTTGTTACTTTGACTTTAGATAATAATGTGACTACACACCCTTATCGTTATTATAAAAGAACTTTACCGACAACATTAACAAATTACCCTGTAATATATTACTTTTAATTTATGGCATTCCAATTAGCAACGAATTTAGAAATGGGCGCAAAAGTTCCATTAGATACTAGATCAGTAGTATCTAATATAGGAGAAAGAGATTCTATTACTCAAGTTTATCCAGGATTGACGGTTTATGTTACTGGTGAGAATAAATATTATTATTATAATACTAATAACTCCTGGGTAGAATTCGGATCTTCTCAAAATTTAAATAACCTTGTTTATGTAACTGGCGATCAAACAATTAGTGGAAATAAACAATTTTCTGGGGTTGTTATTTCTCCATTTTTAACAACTCGACTCGCAAGCGTTCCTAAATCTCCGACTTTTACACTTTTGACTGGCGCTGGTGGAACTATCACTGGAACAAGGCATGGTATTCCATTTACTACTTCTTCGCAAGATCAAGAAGCTTTGTCAAATTTTATAAATTCTCAATCATGGGTTATATCAGGTAGAAATGGTTCTGGACCTTACAATTTATTAACCCCAAATTTAATTAATACGACTGGTTTCATTGATATCCCGGTTGCTTCTGGAAATAATTTTATATATGCATTTACGACATTTAATGTAGATGATAAATTAAAAAAAATAGAAAAAAGTGGTATTTTTGCATTACTAAGTGGAGAAAAAGTTGGCATTGGAACTATAACGCCAACAGAAAAATTACATGTTATCGGCAATTTGAAATTAGATGGAGAATTACAAGGTTCTAAAGATTTTAATTTCGAAATGCCATTACAAAATTTAGGACCACAAGTAGCTGGAGGGTTAAAATTAATTGGTGGTAATTTTACTGGTTCTCAATATTTTGGAGAACATATTTTTATATCAGGCGGTAATGGCAATTCTATTGGGGGTCATATCGTACTTCAAGGGGGCCGTGGAGCCGTATTGTCTGGAGAAGTTGCTGGGTGGGGTGATTATTTTAGATTTAATGGTATCCCAATTATTGATCAATTTGGTAGAGTAATTGCCCCAGATGTTTTAACAAATAGAAATGACATTATTGTAAATCGTAATATTTTTAGGATATTAAATACTGGACGTGGTAATATTTTTGGCGGGGAGATTATTCTTTCTGGTGGTTCTGCCACTGGTGCAGGAACTCCAAATATTGGTGGTCCAATTCGATTTATAGGTGGTTCTGGCGTAGCAGGAATTAGTGGATTTTTTGAATTTAAGGGTGAATCAATTACTTTCAATGAAAATAAATTTTTAGTACAAAAAAATGGAGATATTTCGGGTAGATCTCTTTCGTGTATTGAACGACCAATCGCAAATGGAACCGGAGTTCTTTTAAGTGGTGAAGCGGTTGCGCCTTTAGTTGATATAAATAATATTACTGGTAATTTTATATTTAATAATTCATTTAATGCAAAATTGTTAACTATTAATGCGGCCCAAAATATAACTGGAACCGTACCAACAGGATTCCCTACGGGTTATAATGTATCTTTTGTACAAATGGGTAATGGTCAATTATTTATTACTGGTAGTGGCGGGGCAATAGTAAGACAACGTTTGAATTTATTTAGAACAGCTGGTCAGTATGGAATTGCTTCACTGCTTCATCATAGTGGTAATCAATTCATATTATACGGAGATCTTATCTAATGTTTGGAAATTATGCAGCGCAAGCTGGTGTTATTGCTGGTAAAAATTTTGCATCAGTCAATATAGAATGGGATTTTAATAATGTATTAGTATTAGGATTTGATCCGTTCCCCTCTAATATTAATGATAGACCTAGAATTAATACCTGGAGATCTGATAGTACAAATTTAAATTATATGTCTGGTGGTCGTTATGTATTCTATCCACCTTTTTCTCCGACTGGGCAAGTTTTTGAACCGTGGGGCGATAGAAATACTGGAAGCGCGAATATTAACCTCCCATTGGCTGGTAATACATTTGCGGGGGTAGATGTTTTTATTCCTAGCGGCGTTGGCGTTACTTTTGAACCGCCAATGGGTCCCAATAGTTGGCAAAAAGTAGGAACGATTCCTAATGAAGATCAATATCAATATGTATTAAAAAATGGTACAAATCCAGCATTACGAGTATTATTAAATTATACTGGTTTAACGAGTTTCTGGGATTTTACATCTAATCCTGCTGGTAAAGAATTAAGCGGCTTCTCAGTTTCTTTCACAAGTCCTGGAAATAGTGGTGTTGTAATTGCTTACTGGAATGATGGAACTGCTCCGACCAAGATGACAAATGGCGCAACCTTTTCTCACACTTTTAATTAAAATTAAATTATTTAAGTGTACATATATAATATGAAGTATTTTTTAATAATCATATTAGCTTTTGGAACAGGCTGTGCGAGTCTTAAAAATAAAGACGTACCGCCACCATCAGTTTCTACCGCAAAAGTTGTAGAGTCTTTGGAAGAAACAAAATCTGAGCTGGCAAAAGCTGGCGAAAGTAATACAAAAGTTGCGGCTAACATTGATAAAGCCCTTTCTTTAGCAGAAAGACTTGAAAAACTTTTGGAAGAAATTGAAAAAGCGTCAAATAAAAATATTGTAAAGGAGCAAAAATGAAAAAATTATTATTAATATTATGCTTGTTTAGTTTTGCGACAACAGGGTTTGGTCAATTTTGGAAACCAAAACCAAAGCCCACTCCAGTCCCAGTTCGTGTAGCAGAACCAGTTCAATCTCCAATGAATAATTTACAAGAAGCGCGCAAAATTATTAAAGAATTGAATGAGGAATTAACCGTCGCAAAATCAGAAAACGCTAAATTAAAAACAAATTTAGCTAATGCGAATAAAACAGTTGAGGAAGCAGAAAAGAATGTTTCCATAGTGCAAAAACAAGCTGATTTACTCAAAGAATGGGGTGTTCAAAAACAACAAGAAGCTTTTGAATGGCTTGAGAAATATAATAATGCAGTTAAGCGTTATCATCGTTTAAAATGGATTGCTGCAATTATTGCTGCTGCGGGTGGCGTTTTATTAGGATTGCAATTCATGGCGTTTGCTCCACCACCATATAATTTATTTATTCCAATCGGCGGCGCTGGATTATTCGGCGCACTAGTTTGGTTCTTTTTATAAAAATTATGGATAAGATAACAGAATATTATGAAAAAACGGTTGCTTGGATTCAAGCAAATCCTGGCAAGGCTACCTTAATTGGGATATTTGTTGCTGGCTTATTAGTTGGCGCAATATTATTTTAATGTGGCAAAATTTAAAACATATTGCGAATAATGCGGCAGCTTTTTTAAGCTCTAGTAAAATTCCGCCTGGAACGCCCATCGAATTACAAGATTCGTTACGGAATCAAAATCATTTTAAATCCAAAAAATTTTTCTTAGCATTTTCTTCTTTTATTGGATTGTTGGCTTTTTATTTGTTATCAGTGGGGATTTTATTTTTATTACCAAGTAAAAATGAATTGATTTCTGGTTATGTAACAATCTTTACAAAAACAATCGAGATTGTTGCAATAATAGTTGCCTCTTATATTGGCGTTCAAGCTGCTATTGATTTTAAATATGGAAGTTCTTCAAATACAAATTTAGATTCTATATTGACATCTGAGCAAAGAGAAGAAAAAATTATTGAAGAACAAACTGTAGTATACGCAGAAAAATACAAAAATGATCCATCATACGCACCACTAGATTGGGTATTTGAACAAGGGGTAGAATAATATGAAAGTTTTACAAAAAGGTGATGTGAGTGAAGAAGTAAAACAATGGCAATTGTTTTTGCAAAGTGCTGGTTATAAAATTCCTTATGTTGATGGCGCGTTCGGTCCAGCTACAGAAAGAGAAACATTAAAATTTCAAGCTAAAAATGGTTTAAAACCAGATGGCGTTGTTGGCCCAAAAACTTGGAAATTTGTTACCACTGTTTCTAATAACACGCCGCTTTCTCAGCGTTGGCCAAAACAAGATTATACAAGTATGGTTAATTTTTATGGGCCTGTGGGGGAGAATACAACATCTTTAGAAATACCGTATCCAATGAAACTAGCTTGGGATAAGGGTACGACAATTAAAAAATTTACATGTCACCAAAAATGTGCAAAGAGTTTTTATAATGTTTTTGAAAAAGTATTAAAAACATATGGAGGTAAAGAAATTGAAAGATTAGGTTTAAATCTATTTGGCGGATGCCTCAACGTTAGAAAAATGCGCGGCGGTAATTCTTGGAGTACCCATTCTTGGTCTTGCGCGATAGATATTGATCCCGATAGAAACCAGTTAAGATGGGGAAAAGACCGTGCAAAAATGGCACATCCTGATTTTAATAATTATTGGAAATTTGTTGAAGAAGAAGGCGGCGTTAGTTTAGGGCGTGAAAGAAATATGGATTTCCAACATTGGCAATTTGCAAGATTATAATAATAAATTATAAAATTAAGTGTAATTATTTTATAATATAAAAATGCCAATATACGAAGATATTCCAGTTGAAAATATTGATAAAAACATTGGGTTTGATTTATCAGATCTTCTTTTTTCATTCACTAGGCCAATTTCATTATGCGCGATGCAAATTAATAAATGTGAAAATGATAAAATTATTGTTGGTAGCAAACTCAAAAATGTTGCCCTCTTAGAAGAACAAAGTGTAAATTTACAAATGGATGCAATGAAAGATTTTAAATACTCAATTAAATTTGACGGAATAATTGTACAAGCGATGATTTCCTCCGATGAAGATAAATATTTAGCAGTCGCCTCAGTAGATCAATTAAAAGAATATCTTCCCAAAAATGTTGATCTTGATGTTAACCGCGATTTAATGGGCGTTGCCTTTGATGCTTTCGTTGTTAATCGTGGAAATAAAAATGGTCACATAATTAGCACTGATGTCGCGCTTGCGATGGTTGAGAATTTTATTAATAAACCATTTAATATAGAACATAATCGTAAAGTTGTGGTTGGTGTTTGTACTGGCTATGGTTTTAGCGAATTCGGTAGTAGTAAGCCATTAACTCTTGAAGAAGTAAAAGCTATGAAAGATCCTTTCAATGTAGTTCTTTCTGGCTATGTATGGAAAATTGTAAATCCAGAATTTGCTTCAGAGCTTGTTGAAAGTAGCGACCCATCTTCCAATAAATATCTTTCGGTAAGCGCAAGTTGGGAGCTTGGATTTAACGAATTTAATGTTGCTAAAGGTAATAAGAATTTAGCTGATGCAACTATTATAGAAAAAGAAGAAGAAATTGTAGAATTAAAAGATCGCCTTAAAGTCTTTGGTGGTAATGGGTATACAGAAGATGGCGAAATCGTTCTTTTAAATCTTCAAGGTAATGTTCTTCCTTTAGGTATCGGTTTTACAAATACTCCTGCCGCTGAAGTTAGCGGTGTTGTAATTTCTTACGACAAACCAAAAGACGAAGAGGCTGTAAAAGCCGTTGAGGACACCCAAGAAGAAGAAAACGTTGAATCTTCTGAAATTAAAATGAATAAAAAAAGTGTCCAAGAAGAAAATAATAATGTAAAAAATAATATGCAACTAAAAAATATTGATGATATTACGGAAGATTCCATTAAGGAAGTTGCTGCAAGTCAAGTTCGTGAATTTATTTCGAACCGCATTGCAGACCTTGCTAAAGAATGGCAATCGAAAGTTGAAGAAAAAGAAACAGCACTTAAAGCCGCTGAAGATCAAATTGCTGAATTAAAAACCAGCCTTGAATCAATTAAAGCCGATAGTGAAAAAGTAAAAGAAGAATTCACAAAGATTCAAGAAGACCTCAAAGCAAAAGAAATTGAAGCCAATTTCCAACGCCGCATGGCCTTGCTTGATGAAGAATTTGATCTTACTGATGAAGATCGTAGTATCATCGCAGAAGATTTAAACGCCATTGAGAATGATGAACAATTCGAAAAATGGTATAAGAAGTTCTCTACATTCGCAGCCGCAAAGAAAAAAATGGCTAAAGCCGAAAAGAAAGAAGACTACAAAAAAGAAGAAATGAAAGACGAAGAGAAAATGAAAGAAGAAAAAGCTTCGGAAGTAGTCGCTAGCGAACAAAAAACTGTAGAAGAAGTAATTTCGGGTGCAGAGGTAAAGGAAGAAGTTCTTCCAAACGCTTCCTCTCCTCAAGAAGTATCGTTGGTTGATAAAATCAGCGCTGCTTTCAATAAAAACAGCGTAAAAATTAAATAAATAGAAAGAAATAAAATATTATGGCAAATTTAAAACCATTCAGAGACTATGATGAGCATGATGTTATTAACCTTTTTGCTGTAAACTCAGCTTCCTTAAATAAAGGAACTGTAGTTGTAGCAAATGGTAATGGCGTTGATCTCAAAAATAATCTTAGTTTAGATAACCTTTCTCAATACGGAAACACTCTTTCCGCACAATTCAATGTTCCTTGGACCGTTAGCGCTGCACCTTCGGGTACTGCCAAAGGCCAAATCGTTGGATTATTGCTCAAAGACGTTCGTTCTGTAGACGAGAATGGAGAACAGTTACTTTTCAGACCACGCAAGGCCGCAGAGATGGATGTCATCGTAAGTGGTCAAGCTTGCCCAATTTTAACAAAAGGGCTTGTACTTGTGAATGGTATTGTTGGAACCCCAGGAGTTGGAAGCGGCGCTGCTGTTTCTGATGCTGGGAACGGTGATCTTAAAGTTGTATCTTATGCAAACGCAACAGTTGGTAAATTCCTTGGTCCTAAAAATGATGAAGGATATGCCCTCTTAAAGGTAGAACTCTAATAAAAAAAATAAAGAAATAAAAAATATGAAAATTCAATTTGATAAAAACCCAGAGCAAATCGAGCTTATCAAAGCTCTTGCTTCAGATAACAAAACTGTAGCTATGGAAGCCCAAGACGCTTTCGCAGCTTTCATCAGTGAAGTTATCCAGCAAGTTCTTTTACAAGCTGGTTCCGCTCCTATGATTTACAGAGACGTAGAATTTGATGAAGATGATTCACCTTCGATTCCTCTTGATCTTTACTATGGTCTTAATGAAGGGCACATCAGCGTATGGAGCCAAACTGTTGGTGGCGGATTGCCAACCAATTTCGTACAAGGTATGCAAGAAATGAAAATCAACACCTATCGTCTTGATAGTGCGATTTCCATGGACAAGCGCTATGTACGTAGAGCACGCTTAGACGTTGTTGCTGCTGGTTTAGAACGTATGGCCAATGAAATTCTTATTAAACAAGAACGTAATGCTTGGGCTGTTATTCTTAAGCTTTTAGCTGACGCTACAACTAATGGTAGTAAACATGTTTTCCGTACCGGAACAGCTGGAACTTTCCAACTCGACGACATGAACAAATTATGGACATTGGTTCGTAGATTAAACACTGCTTACACAGGTGGAACTCCACAAGGTTTACAAAGCCGTGGATTAACAGACATCTTCGTAAGTCCAGAAATCAAAGAACAAATTCGTGCATTCGCTTATCAGCCAATGAATACACGCGCCGGAACAGTTGCTACAAGTGGTGCTACCGCAGTACCTCTTCCTGACAGCATCCGTGAAGATATCTATCGTGCCGCTGGTACGAACGAAATCTTCGGCGTAACAATTCATGAATTGCTCGAACTCGGTGAAGGCCGTAAATACAATGACTTGTTCGATACCTTTGCTGGTTCGACACAATTCAATACTTATGGTCAAGCTGGTGGAACAACTTTCACAAGCGCAACCGATGAATTAATTCTTGGTATTGATGCTAGCCGTAACGCTTTCTTGCGCCCAGTCGCAATTCAAAGCGAAAGCCGTGGTCAAGTCAAGGTTCTTCCTGACGATCAATTCTTGGCTCGTAGCCAAAAAGTTGGTTTCTACAGTTTCGTAGAAGAAGGCCGCGTAGCCGTTGACGCTCGTGCAGCTGTTGGTTTAATTGTATAATTAAACTTAATAGTTTAAAAATTAAGGGCCACCCGCAAGGGTGGCTCTTTTTTTGTAAAAAAATTAGATTATTTTTATATTAAATGTAATAATATTTAAGATGAATACTCAAGTTAAAAAGAAAAGGGGTCGCCCATCCAAAAAAGATATGCTTCAAATTCATGGAAAAGAAGAAAAAACTGTTAAACAACCATCTTCTTTAGATGAAATTTTAGGCGAAACTCTTTCAATATACACAGCTACAAGTTCCGAACAATATCGTGGACAATTGGCTGAAATGAACATGACGGACTTACAGTCTCATGCTTACAAAATCGGTCTTATGCCAACACCAGATCGTAAAGTTCTTACGGATCGTTTAGTTCAAGAATTCATTAAATGGAATTCAAGATATGGAAGTAATGTTATTGAAGGTGATATCAAATCTATTGATGACTTAGATGCTAGAGCCCGAAAGATCTTAAGAGAAGGCGCTTAATTCTTGTGTAAAATAATATGTGAACTGTACATATTCTTTTTCTCAATTTATAAATAGCGTATATAACGATTTAGGTAATCCTGTGTCTTATCCATCAAGTCGTTTATCTGGATGGTTTTTAGATAGCTCAAATGCGGGAAAATTAAATAACTTAATTGGTACGCACATTTCTGGGGTTTGTTTTCAAAATTCTTCTGGAACAATTACTGGTTATGGTTTAATGCCAGAACCATCTTCTGATCAATATTCTATTTATAAGATGATATTCGACTGTGAATATTTTAAAAGTGAAGCAAGATCTGTAGCGGCTAGATCTATAACTGTTGGAAATGACTGGACAGATTTAAAAGAGGGAGACAGTACTATTAAAAAAATTAATAAGAATGAAATATCGAAGAACTTACGAGGGTTAGCTCAAGATTGTAAAGCTGAATTAGATAAAGCCGTAAAAATGTATCTTAAATATAATGCAATTCCTGATCAAGTTGTTGGAGATGATACGCAAGGCGTGTCTCATTATATAATTCAAGAATATCAAAGAACCCTAAATTAATATGCCAAGTCTTGTATCAAATGAAGAAAAATTAGCATGGGGAAATGAATTTAATAATATTCATGATACATTCGCGCGGCCAGTTACTGCTTGGAAAACTCCAGAACGTGTAGTTGTGTCTAGCGATCCAAATTATAATTTTTTATATAATGATCAGGAATCTATAGAGGTAACCTATATTCCTATTAGTGGTACTTTTGATTGTCGTATACAATGGAAAGACCCATCTAAAATGATGGGCTGGCCAGAAATTCGTGAAGAAGTGCGTGGTAATATTTGTAGAATAAAAGCTAAAAAAGATTTTGTAGATTTTATTAGTGATGCTGAAAAAATTGAGATTGACGGTCGTCCAGTCCAAGCCCTTGGCACTAACAGGCCACACGGACTTTTTAATATAGATTTTTATACTATGTTTTTTAAGGAGAGCGAATAATGGCTGGCACAATAAATAAAAAATTAATAGATAAAGAAATTTTTAACAGTCGTGCTGTCAAAAAAATGGTTCGAGATATGGTAAAAGTAGAAGTTGAAAAAGAGAAAGCTTTATTTCGCTCAGAATTTGAGTCACACCCAGTAACACAAGAAATTGAAGGTGGGGAAAGTGCTTCTAATATTTCTGGTACTCTTGGTGGTTATGGAAATCTATTTTCTTTTTTAGGCTTTAATAGAGGCGCAAACCCAACGACTCCTGTTAAAATTTTAATTAAAAAAATCTTACTAGATCGTAAAGTGCAAAGTACTAAAAATGGTTTTAAAATAAATGTGAATGTTCCATCTAAAGATGAATTCGGCGCGGTGGCACGATTGCCTTGGGAAGGCGGTCGGAGTTGGTTATTAGATATGGAACGGGGCATATCAGGTTTAGGTTCCTTTTTATATGGACGTTTTGAAGCTTCACGCTCTGGCGGCGGTATACAAAGTAAATATAAATATTCTAATCGCGTATTTCGTCCTGTAAAATATTTTAGCCAAATGTATGTAAAATTTCTTAAAAGATTGTCATCAATAAAATGAAAGCAACTTACATAACAAATTTAATGTCAAGTTTTTATTTATGGTTAGACCATGAAATTTTAACTCGTGGAGAAGCTTTTATAAATTATAGTGGTAAACTATATAACTCTCCAGATCCGAATTTTCCAACAAATTCAGTTTATAGCGCGCCATTTCGTCAATGGGTATATGATAGTAGCGTTCCAAATGCCAATATTCCTTCTGGAGTTTTTGTGAATGGAAATTATCTCAATCGTGGGACAAGTGGTTTAAATATTGATTTTAATAAGGGGCGCGTGATTTTAAATAGCGGTATTAATTCTAATAATATTACAACCAGTTATAGTTTAAAAGAATATAATATATATTATACGGATGAACGTGAAGAAAAATTACTTTTCGAAAAAGCTTATAATGTTACTCCTAAAGTAACACAAGTAACTGGGGGTTTAGGTTATTTAGATACCCCATATCCATGTATATTTATCAAACATCGTATGGGAGAAAATATCCCATTCGCTTTTGGTGGTGAAGAGTCTACAGAGACAATGATTCGCTGTATAGTATTAGCATCGAATAGTTTTTCATTAGATGGTCTTATTTCTATTTTAAGTGATAGTGCCAGAAAAGTTTTTCCTGTATTTAGTTCTGAAGATTTTCCGTTTAATTATTTTGGAGATTTTAAATTAAGTAATAATTTTAATTATTCTAATTTATGTAAAAATCAACAATCAAATAGTCTTGTATATATTGATCGCGTCACAGTTTCAAAATTAGATGAGATTGATAATGCGAAAATTAATAAAAAATGTGTGGCCGCTATTGTGGATTTTGAATTGTCAGATTTAAGATTCCCAAGAATTTATGATCAGGTTTCTGAACAAGTTTCTCCAGGTTTACTTTCAAGTGTTAATGTTCAAAATGGGGGCTGGGGTAATTTAAATGGAACGTTTAATTATACCACTTTATTTCAAGGCAAGCCTTATTATAATAAGGATGGTGTTAGTAGTTGGTTTATAGCGTGGTTTGAAAACCAATGGAATATTTTTGATTTTTCAGAAAATGGTCTAGATGCGATTTATTGGAGTCCAGAAGATGTGCTATATCCATGGATGGTAAAAACTTGGTTTACGATTAATAGCGCTTATTTACCAGTTCCTAAAGTAAATCAAATTATTTAATAATTAAATTTATAGAGTGTCTTTAATAAAAATGTAATGTAATTATAAGTATGGCAAGAAATAGAACAATTTACCAAGTATTAGCTCTTTATGCAAGTCAAGTTACAGCCGTAACAGGAATGCAAACAGGAGTAAATGATGTCAAACAGCTCTCTCGTGTTCAAAATTTTGATGAAGATTTTACACGTAACTTCACGGACGTTAACCAATTCGGTAACTTAGCCGCTATTGACCGTATCGAAACTGAAAATCCAGATGTTACAGCCAGTTTTTCTTATTATGTTACAAATGGTCAAAATGAAAAATTCTTAGGTTTAAATGTTTATCCAAGTGGTACAGCTGAAGCCAATTTACGTTCTTGTATTTCCGGATTGCTTACAAAAGCGACTGATGAAAAAAATTACTACCTCTTAATTGCTGACGAAGGTAATGATGCTGCTGGATATGCTGGGGCAACTACTGGCGTCATTGGAGTTGGAAATGGATTCTTAACATCTTATAGCGTAAACGCTGCTGTGGGTGAAATTGCAACCGCAGAAATTGAGGTTGAAGGTTTGAATATTCGTGTGTACGGAAACGCAACTGGAACCCCAGTAATCCCAGCTGTTAACCCAGTTGATGGATCAAATGTTACTGGTAGTTTCTTTAAGCTTCCACAAGCTACAGCTATTACAGGTGCTGGAATTCCAACGGCCTTACAACCTGGAGATATCGTATTCAATCTTCCAGCCGATAGCACAATTGGTTTTACAGAAACAGACTTGAAAGTTCAAGATTTTACTCTTTCTTTCGATCTTGCCCGTACTCCTTTACAAAAACTTGGTAACCGTTTTGCGTTCTCTCGTGAAATTGATTTTCCAGTTACAGCTACGTTAGAAGTTAATGCTGAAGTCGGTGATCTTAAAGATGGCAACTTATCTGATATCCTTTGTAGCGAAACTCTTAAAAACTTCTCGATCTTGATGAAAGAGCCTGGTTGTGGAGCAACAAAGCCCACAGCAATTGCATATGTTTTTAAAGGCGCAAAACTAGTTTCACAAAGCTTCTCAAGTGCTATCGGTGATAATGCTACAATGACAGCCACCTATGAAGTTCAATTATCTGGCCCACAAGACACAGAAAAAGGTATCTTCATTTCTGGTAGTATTTTATCATAAGTTAAATTATTCATAAAAAAATTAATGGGCACTTTCGGGTGCCCATTTTTTTTGTTTGGTGTAATTGTTTGTAGGTAAAAGGTTTGTAAAGGATGAATATTGATTTAAATGATCTAGTTAAAGGTTTCGTCTATAG